ATCTCTGAGTCACTAGAGGTGCGGTCCCCACTTTTGAGCCAATACGGACGACAAGTTAAGAAGCTTGTTCAGCCCGTGGTTAGCGATTTCATCCACACTTTTAATGCGGATTGGTCGCACGGAAGTTAAGGACCCTGTAGAGCGAGTGAGGCGACCCTTAATCAATTCCCCAGGGGACACAGGTCCGGCGTATGTATAACCGGAATTGGGTACCAAAATGGGAGTATTGATAGAGACGCCAAGGTACTTCTGGGTTAGAGAACAATATTTTACTACGCCAGGTAGCGTGTAAAACATGTCATCTAACCAAGGGCCTACAGTAGCGAAGTAATCGACAGCCCAGGAAAAAGGTGTCAGCTCCCACAAAGTAGCAGGGAGAGCTTCAACCTTTAATCCAAGGTGATCAAGAACACTGTAGGAAGCAGCAGACCTAAGCTTAAGATCCACGCCTACCACCATACGAGAGCTTTGCGAGAACGAGCCAGAAACTCTTACTTTGAATTTCAGCCCGTTTGCCGCACCAACAAGGGATGTTTCACTAAACCCTGTATGCTCCCGACTCGCAGTGCCTACTAAGCGAACATGGCGATCCTCTCTGGTGTTGTAATCCAGAATGGAATTAGCAGCTGATTCGATATCTTTGAGCATGGGATTAACTCCAAACCCAAAGCCGAGCCAGATGTTGCCAAACTGCTTTAAGGCACTAAGTCCTTTGGTTTTCCTAATGGCTAGCAGAGACTTAACAGTATCCAAACCGAGAGAGTTGATCTGCCGCACAAGGCGGTGGATTTCCCTACTCTCGGCAATGGGCGCTGCAAGCTGAGCTTTGCCAATGTTGCCGTCGAGCTTATGACGAACTTTTGCAGCAGCCTCATTATTAAGGCTAGCCCACTCGAGTTCATCATTAGCAGAACTTTCAGATGCTCCAGAGAGATTGTAGTTACTCACGAAACGTGAGCTTCTGCATACTCCGGAAAAGCGAAAGTTCTTAGCATTATACCACACACGTTCATATGTGTTAGTGGCATCTTGCCCCTTGGCAACTTCTACTTTCCAACCAGGACGCTTTTGGTAGGATTGGTAGCCGTCGTAAGTGAGTGTCCCATTCTGCAGAATGTCGTCTGGAAAATATTCTCTAGTGAGAAGATCTAACAGATCGGCATGCTGGTAGGTTGAGACAGTCACAGGCTTGGGCTTAAATCCAGCCGAAGGCAAAGCAGAATTATGTTGACGTTTCTGCTTTTCACGTGAAAGTACAGGATAGTTGTGGCCGAGCTGTCTCCGTCTGAGAAAAGTATCAGGCGGTTTAACAGTGTAAGCCATAGTATCCCTCACGTAAGTTGGTTAGAAGTACAGTACGGAGGAATCCGTACTGAAAAGGGACTCCCTATTATCTAGAAAAAGACAGCGGCTCTCTTTCGAGTTTACCGCTGTTTCAATCCGGATAGCGTACAACACCCACACTCATGCTTGCCGTATGCGCTAGGATGACTAATCCTAGCACTAACTTAGGGCATAAATGTTTTTGGGTCGGCCTTTCGACTAACGTCAAAGGTGTTGTACG